GAGCTTGCTCTTAGATGGCTTCATAATATTTAACTTTCTAGCTATTATTTGGGATTTGCCACCGCAATACGATAATCTTGAGCTATGTAGTCCCTATCTCCATACGCTCTAAAGATGCCTTGTTGCTCTAGCTGTGTCTTACTTGAGTGACACGATGCACATAGGGATTGGAATAGATTAAAAGTAAATGCGTGTTCGCCTAGTTGCTGCCAAGGGAATATATGGTCAACGTGTTCTGCTGATCTTATGATGCCATCGTGCTTACATCCTGCACATAGTGGGTACTGGCTAAGTTGTATCTGTCTGAGTGTGCGCCATTGCTTAGTGTTGTACTTGTCTGTCGCATCCCTGCGCTTCTCTGTCTGGTTGTATCGTGCGTGGTTAAAGGTGTCCCGACCTCCATGCTCAGTACATAGACTACTAAACTTGGCTTTAAGGTTCTTACATCCTAGTGTGCTGCACTTCTGGTTAGTTGGGACTGTAGGCATATATGGTTATCGTACATCCGCCGTTAGGTTTGATTGCGCCACGTTGAATAATGATGCGGTCAAACTGTTCATCATCATCAAATACTCCTGCGTCCTGTAGGCTATCGAATAAGCCCTTTAAGCGGTTATCTAGGTCTACCTTACGCCTATCCCTTGGGAAGATAGTAATGCTTGCCTGTAGCCTTTCTGAGCCTAATTTAGGCACATTGTGTGTAGTAACGTATTCTTGTACCGCTATCTTGTAGTCCCTGCCGCCTTTACTTAATACTGTTCTGCCTCGGAAGTTGCGCCAATAGGTGTTCATGCTTGGTGGTAGGGGAAGCTCTAAAGTTATGGACATACGATTAAGCCACGTTCAAACAGTTCACCTATTGTTAGCCTGTGCGCCATTTCCCAAAATTCCCGTCTTTGTTCCTTAGATAGCTTATTACCTTGATCTAAGTCCATATGACAACTAAAGCATAGTGCGGCTACACGGTAATCTGATGCCTTGATGCCTTTACCCTTCCCATCTAGTAACTGGTTACTGTGTGCCGCTATTACTGTCCCGTCCTCTATATGACATAGTTGGCAGGGTAATTGTCGGCAAGCCTCTAAGAGCTTTTTATTTCTGTACATTGTTCCGCCCATTGTTGTAAGTCACGGCTTAATAGCTGAATGTCTACAGCAATACTAGCGGCTTCCTGATAGTTATGCTTATTTACTGCGGCTTCGTAGTGTTTAAGCAGGGCTGTAATCGTTATAAATGACAATGCGTAATCGTTCATCTGGTGAGCCTTTCTAGGTTTCTATTGCTTGCCTGTTCTGTGCGGTACGCTTCAAACTTCATCCTTGCTGATTCTAGCCGCCATTTAAGCGTTTCAGCCGCTTCTGTAGCTTCGCCTATAGCTTTGCATAGGTTTTGGTATTCGGGGCTTGCATAGGCTGCTTTCTCTTGTCCACCGATAGTCGTTTCGCTTGATTTGGTCATCATAATCGCTTTGAGGCTGTGCCTGTATGCGTCCAGTTCGGCAACCTTGCCTTTAGCTGCGCCGTATTTAGGTGCGTTCTTATATATGTATTCAATTGCGTCATTCGGGTCAAAGTCCATATTGTCCTTGAAATATTTGGCTGTGTTTTATGAGCATTCTTTTCTTGTGTGACTTAGCACTACGTTCTTTCTGCGTGTATACAGGTGGCTTTGGTCTATCTGGATTGCTTCCCGCTTTATAAACTGGTCTAAGGTAATACCGCTTACCGATTGCGCCACGCTCGTAACCGCAGATATAGATACGTTTGCCAAACAGTTTAGATGTACGCCTAAGCCTTGTCAGTACGCTTGCCGTGTCATCGTGCGTTAGACCTAGTTCTGTACATATCTGTATTTTGGTCATTTCGTGGTTTTGCAGCAATAGCAAAATCCTGTCCGTAGTGTTGCCCCAGCATCTCAATTAATTCTCACCTTTCATACAACGATCATAAAGGTCGCAACGCTCTGGACTAATGCATTGACACTTGATAGGCTTTTTAGCCGCTTCCCAACCCGCACACCAAGCTCGATAAGCAAACCCTTGAGACTTAGTGCCTTCCAGACTGTCGTACCACATACTGAATAGGATGTCTTTGTTCATTCTGTCGCCTCTACTTGTTTATCACTTGCCCAAAATAGCTGACCAAACACGCCTCTATGCTCTTTGGCAAGGGCTAATGCGTCATCCGTTGATCTAGTGTTGCGAGGCGCTCTAAACACTTTGACGTATCTTGCGCTAGTTGGTAGCTTAGTGTCAAAGATACCTCTCTCAAGGTAGATCAATGACTTTTGTCGCATCACGTTACGCAAGTTATTTTCAGGTATGCCGCTAAGTTCGGATAGTTGTTTAATGCTTAACCAGTCCCGTTTAGCTTCGAGAATGTTAATTATTGTCTTTTGATGATTTGTCATATTTTGTTGTTCCATCAGGATAAAACAAGGTGTTAGCCATGCGACTAGGTGCTTCTAATACGGTCATGCTGCCGGGTCTTACAAACCGTTTGGGCGGTACATAAGCAGGTCTATCAAACTTGCTTATAGTGTCTTTTTTCTTTTTCATTTCAATAATTCCCATGCTGTTGCTGCCACTCTTGGAACTTGTGCATTTCCAATGGCTTTAAGCCTGTCCATCCTAGCGGGAGTCCCATCATCCATTCTGTAAACTGAGGATGTATTTTTCCACCAACATGAGTTGCTAAAGTTGGAGTATCTCTGTTGTATTCCGATGGATGCGCCCCCTCTTTTGCATTGTGACAAGTTGGAGTTGGTAGCAAGTATCCAGATTCTGTCTCTTTGGTGGTTTGCACCAACGTCTGCTGCGGATACAATGCCCCATTTTGCATCAAACCCCAACGAGGAAAGGTCTGCAAGGACAACTCCACGTCCTCGGTTAGTGAGCATTGGGCTGTTTTCCACAAAGACGTATTTAGGTCTAACTTCGCCAATAATCCTTGCCATGTGTTTCCACATTCCTGATTTTTCTCCTGTAATTCCTGCGCCCTTTCCTGCTGCGCTGATGTCTTGGCATGGAAATCCGCCAGATACAACGTCAACAATTCCTCGCCACGGCTTTCCGTCAAAGGTTTGTACGTCATCCCAAATCGGGAAAGTCGGGAGAATTTTGTCATTTTGTCGGGCGCACAATACGCTTGCTGGGTATTGCTCCCACTCAACGGCACAGACTGTTCTCCATCCAAGGAGATGTCCCCCAAGTATTCCTCCACCAGCACCTGCGAAAAGAGCCAACTCATTCACATAACCTCCGCTACTTTTTTAGCAATCCTAGCCCTGAACTGTCCCATATCTTCGCCTGGTCTGGGTTGCATATTCAACTCACGAGCTTTGTCCATTGTGAGCTGCTCAGTCGAGTACCAAGGTAATGCGGGTTTATTTGGTGCTTTGGCTTTCATTTCCAATTCGTCAAAGTATCTGCCTTGGTTGAGCCATGTAGCAGGATGCGGGATAAACTCCGTGTCCGTTTCCTTTAGTTTCCAATACTCTACATGAGTGTCTACAACGTCAAGGGCTAACTCTTGCTCATCAGGTGGCAGCTTGTTAAACGCTTGCATAGCGGTCTTTTTAGCGACCTTGCGTGGGTATTTCTTCCAGAATTGTTCAAAGTCCATGTTTATCCTTTAATGTATTGTTTAGCTATCTTAATTATGTTTTTAATAAAAGGCAAATTATTTTTTTTTGTTGTTTCTTTTTTACATAACTTTCCCAAGGGTGGATAGCCTGTAGTTTCCTACTGCTTTCCTACCTGTCCCATATCTATTTAAGTAACAGATACCAGACCTACACAGAGTTAATGTTCAATCGTATACAGGTCTTGTCCCACCGATGTCCCTGTATCTTGTGCAGTACCCATTTAAGTCTGCGAGGCTTGCAGTCGGGTGTATGACTAGCCTATGTTTGCTTCCACGCCACCCATATAGGTGCTTGTTATCGTATGGAGTACGGGAGCAATAAAAAAACCGCTTTAGTCTATGCCCCGTTGGAAACGCAATCTTTTTGGGATTGAACCCCTTACGGGGCGGGACACAGATTAAAGCGGTCTTTTCTTATCGGGTTTCCAATACCGACAATATGACGTAATTTTAAAACGAATCTTTTAAAAAGTAAAGTGAGCCTCGATAAAGCACGATTTCCAATTAGAAAACTAAACACTAACAGCCCAGAGTGCAAGTGCCTGCCAAAGTACTTAGGTCTGCGGGACTGCTGCCGTTTAATCTGGTCGCTAACGCCAGACACTCACGCTACTATCTTAACTCAATCCAGATGTCTTGCCATGTGTTGGGAAACATTTGTTTGCGTGTGTACTTGCCTTCCGACAGTCGCTCAATGAGTGCGGCAACAAAGATCAAACGGTCTTTGGGGATGCCTTTCTTGCGCCATTGACAGATAGCTGAAGGGCTTACGCCAC